GCATGACAAAGTTTTTTATCATGTTGCCAAAGTTTTGTAAAGATTCAACTGGATTTGAAAATGCATTTATTATTCCCATTCCAAGTTTAGCAAAACCGTCAAGAACTTGATTCACAACCGCACCAATTCCCGCCATAAGAACTTTCAATTTGTGTTGTCCTTCTTCTGACCTTTTAAATGCTTGTATTAAAGAAACAACCCCAATCACCAACGCACCGATTCCCGTTCCGATTAATGCCAATTTGAAAGCTCCTAATGCGACAATCTGCGCCCGTAAAGCAACGCCAAACGCCTTCATTGATGTAATCATTCGACCGATACCAGTGTTCATGATTCCAGTTTGTTTGATTGCGTCTTTTCTGGCTTTTTTCATGTCATCTAGCTTCTTTTTTGCTTTTGACCTTTCGCCGTTCAATTCTTTCAAATCCATTCGTTCTTCCTTCAAACGAATTCGATGTGCTTTTATGTCCTTGTTTAATTGTTTATATCGCATTGACCCCGCAGAATGTTTTGACTGTTCTTTTTCAAGTTTTAACAAGTCGCGTTCAAGCGTTTGAATGCTTTCATTTGTGTCTTTTACACTTCTGTCAAATGCGTCAAATTCTTCTTGCGCCTTTTTCAAGTCCGCGTTTACAACTATTGTTTTCGTAATTGCCATAATATTTTTCTTTTAGATAGTTCAAACCCTTCAACAAATGTTTGGGGAATTTTATGTTTTCCTTTTGCAATCTCGATTGTTTCTGATTCTGCGTAATAGGGTAACGCATGTAAAATTTTCAAGATCATAATTCCGATTTATGTTAAAACAGACGCAGAATAATCGTTGACTTTGACCAACAATTCGAAATCTGCTTCTTTAGTTAATAAATTAATTTTCACACTGTTTATATAATACTTTCGTCCCGATATAATCAAAGTGTCATTGATTCTATAATTCAATATAAATTCAACAGTCACAATTGCTTTCAATCGAATAATTCTTCCTTTTTGTTCAAATGTCTGGACAATATATTGTTCGTAAAACCTTTCAAACAAACTAAAATAATTTATGTCTTGATTGAATTCGTCCCATTGTGCATTGAAACAAAGTGAATGATTTTGATTCGGTGATACATGTGACGGACAACAAACAGTCGATGAAGCAACACCCAGAATCACGGGTGTGCTTGAAACATCAGCCATTCGATTAAAAAACAAATAAGGCGCACCGTCAACCGTTTTATTATCGTTATTCACCCACCATGCAGTTGAAAGATTTGTTCCAACAACCCGCTTCAATGGTGATTGTTGAAATGGAACTTTTAAATTAAATGATTGACCTTCATATTTTTCTGGTGCTTGGTAACGCAAGTCACCAAAGATTTCAGAATATTGTGCGATATATCTTGAAGCAAATTGTGTTTTTGGTGGTGCATATTGAAAATTAACGGCTGAATAAGGGATTGGACGCGTCACATCTGTTTTGTCAATTTTGACCATGCTTGTGATGTCGCGTTCTGTTCCTAGTGTCATGAAGTCATCAAATGTTTGAACATAAATTGTGTCATCATTTGGTTCAACATATGCCGTCAAATTAAATGTTCTAAATAACCCAGACAAGAAATCAATCACTTTCATGTCTGGAAGAAAATCTTCCATGAAAATTGCGTCATATAAATTGAAAGCACCAATTCCATAAAAGCCATTTATTGAAAAGTTTTTGTCGATTTGTAAACCAAAACTTGCAAGTGATGAAGTCGCTGAAAATCCCATTGAACCACGACATGTGAATCGAATTGATATGTCATATGTTCTTTGGTCTAAAAGTCCAGAATTTAAATCAACTAATGCAAAAGATGTCGTCACACCCGAAGTCAATTGTCTGTCTTCATCAATGTAAAGAATTTCATTTGTGATTATATCTTTAACAGTGATGTCAATTTTATTTGTTACGGTTGGAATCAAACGAATTCTAATTGTGTAAGTGTCACCCGCGTCAACTACTAATTGACTAGACGCATTCAAAAAATTAGTTCCACCAACAAAAGTATAATCGGCAAATGTTCTTCGAATCCCTCGTTGGTCTAATGCAACACCAAATGTTGCGGGGTCTGTTTGTGGTAAACTAGACGGCGCGTCTTTTCTTTGAAGCCACATATATAAATTGTCAAACATGTCTGAACCGAAGAATGATTCTTTTCCAGAAGCCGTTGTCATATTGAATGAAACATCATATTGCGTTTGTATTGCTTCAATAATTCTTTTGACCTTTATTGCGGGTTTAACTTCTTTTTTTAAATCATTCCAATTTGTTGTTCGAATGTTTGGGGTGGGGATAGTTCCCGCGTCATATAAATAATAATTTTGTAATGTTATAAATGGGACAACAATGTTTCTGTTTGATACATTTGTTGCAGTGACACCAGTCGATTGAAGTCCAGTTCTGAATGCGTCTAAAAAATCAGTTCCATAATTTATGTCATAAGCATTTAATGGATTCAATGACGACAATTTGTTTTCACCGAATATTTCTTTGATAGTTGAAGGATTTCCAAAAAATGTGATTTTATATGACACCGCTTTGTTCAATTCCATTTGAACGGAATTCAACTGGACATCACCTTTTTTAAAATCTGCACCGTTTATTCTTATTGTTGAGCTGACACGGAATCTTGCGTCAAACCCATTATCAATGTCAAAATTGTAATAATGTTTAAACAATTCATTGTTGGTGGGGGTTGCGGGAATCGTAAATGTTTTCGTGAATGGTGAAAACACTTTTGAAATATCTTTGATGTCTTGCAAAACATCATTGATAACAATTGATTCATCTTTGAACAAATCAACGATTGTATCTTGAATAAATAAATCGACTTTCATTTAACGAATATTATTTAAATAGTTGTTTGCAAATTGGAAGGTGATCGTGTGATTTATTAGTCCGTCAGTTTTTGAATTTCTGTATTTAAACGCAGTGTCTTTCAATACAACTGGAAGTGTTGCATTGTTATATTCAAGCCAACAATATTCAGACAAAAACAATTGTTCAAATGCTTCATTGAATGTTTCTGGATAGAACCCAGAATTTAAAGTGATTGTTTGTTGACCGTTCTTGTCATAAACAGTTTGTTGTGCTAATTGTGGACGATAGAATTCAGAAATCGCGTTGTTTGAATTATTTCGAAAGTCAACGGTGTTTCTTTTATAGCTTTTTGATTTTACTGTTAAATTCAAAATGTTGTTTGCAAAAAACCATAAATCTTGAACCACGCCATATTTATTGATAAATAAAATTCTATAAGGTTGATAACCTTCGCAATCAAAAACATTTCGAACTTTGATTTTTGACGCGACAAGTTCTTCAGTGTTTGCGTCTTGTGAAAACACAATTTCATCAAATGCGTTCTTCGGGTCTTGATAATTCATTTCTTTTGTTCGTTTAGTTGTGACATATTTCACACCACTTGTGTCTGGAAATGGATAACGACCCGCATAAACTTCATTCGTTTGTTCGCGATTGGAAGTGAAGGTTGGTGAAAATATTCCAGAAAAACCAAAGAACATGTTGTATTGAATAAACGTAAGTGAATTCGTTGACGGTGACATGAACACATTTTCCGTTCCTTGTCTAAAATCTTTGACACCTTGTGCAATAACTTGTGAAGAATAGTTCTTTGGAATCATTAATGAAACGGGTGCATAAAATGGTTTATAAATGTAAGGGACATCATAATAAAAATGTCGCGTGTCTTCTTTGACTGTAAAATTAGAACCTTCATCATAAGTTGAATATCCAAGAACCGCATTCAATCCGAGCTGGGTGTCTAGGGTAACAAACCCCGCACCCGTGTCTGTATATGTTCGATAATCAACTTTTAAGCAAAGTGAACGCGCTAAATCTGACAAGTCCAGAAAACTTCCAGAAGTGTTGTTTGATTTAGAACTGATGTCCAAATCGAATTTGTCTTTTATTAATTCAGCGACTTCAAAGATACATTCCGTTTGACCCGCACCCGCGTCCACGCCAGTTGCCGTCAATGAATAAGTGACATTCCCAGTCCAAGAACCCGAAGATGTCCCCGTGTATATATAAAGTTCAACTTTTCCCGTGTGTGCGCCACTTACAACTGTTCTGATGAAATAAGGTGACCGACTAAAAATCATTTCTGCCATAGTTTTTTAATTTTCTTCTTTTAATAATCTTTCGATTTCCAGACCAAAATTTTCAAGGATTGCGTCTGGAAGTGCGTTGTAATATTGTTGAAATGGTTTTGTGAAGAACATTGAAGGTGCAAGACCTTGCGCAAATATTCTTTTTTGCAACCAAAAAGCAATTGTATCATAACCACCACGGCGAAACTGTCCCGTCTTTTTATCTCGGAATCTTATGTTGTTTCTGACCGCCCATTCACGAAGCGTTTGCATTGGTGGTTTTTTTGTTCGATAGGAAAATTTTCCAAAAACAGAATCATTGTCAGTTCCTTTTTGTTTACCGTCACGAACCAATCTTGGATTTGCACCAAACACACCCGCGTCTTTATATGCAACATAATCGGCAACAATCAATTGAAGTTGCAATCCTTGTGGTGTTTTACTTATTTGATATGTCATTGAATCTGGATTGTCAGCTAAATATCCAGTTCCAGTCGTGAAATCTTTTTTTGCATTTTCACGCGCGTCTTTGATGACATTCACCGCGAATCTTCGCATTGCATTTTCGACTTTGCTTAATCTCATTAGTTCGCGCAAATTGTCATTCCGTTTGGAATCATTATTGTAAAGTCAACAGTCCAACCCGCCAAGTCATTTTCAAATCTATCAACAAAAGGTTGACATGACGGTTGCCCGTCTAGTTGAAATAATTCGTCATATAAATCGCCACGCCTTAACATTTCCAGAACACGATTTGCAACCGCCAATTGTGTGTTCCAGACATCTTGTTGGTTTTCTACACCTTCAAAATATTCGGGGTCACCCTCGGCATAATCTTTCACTTTGTCAACCAAATCCATGCACAACATGGAAAAACTAAAAGTCCAGACGTTTCCATTAAGTGTTGCATTATTGACCATAAAATGTGTCAACGGAAAAATCGTTTGTTTTTTTAAATCAACGCTAAAAATATCACCATAAGTGACCGTCTTGCAAAATTCATCTTTTTCAAGTTCTTCACGAATTTTGGTGGTTACATTATAAAATCCTTGCATTATTTTTTCATTTTTGCTTTAAATTGTTGATGTTCCAGATCAGATTTTTCTTTTTCATAAGCTAGGAATGTCAAGCATTTAAAAAGTTTATATTTAGTAATAGTTTCAAATCTTCTGATGTCGCCTTGACAGATTTGATATAATTGTCCATAGTTTCCCCATTTTTTTGCAAAACTTTGTTCACCTCGGGTTGTGTCCCCAGTTGATTCAAATATTTCTGGAAACAATTCAACAAGTCGTTCATTAAACGATAAAAAAAAAGCATTGCACCGATTGTGACTTGAACTGGAATTTGTTTCATCATTTCTGAATATTTTCGTGAACTTTCATATTCTTCAATTAAATATCTGTCTTTCAATCGGCTTGTTACGGGTCTATACAAAACCGCCATGGCTTTATGCATTTGACCCCAGTCACCCAAATAATTATTCAAATCCAGATTTTCACCAAATGTGATGTCGTCTAAATTTGGAATGAATCCGAATTCTTTGCCGTCTATTTCCAAGATATTTGTCAACGGGTGTTTTTCGTTTAACAAATTATTTATGTCTTGCAATAGCTTGTCAGCGTCTTTGTCTTTTAATCGTTTGACTTGTGTTTTTGTTAAACCGCCCAAGTGTGACAAAATTTGTGTCGTTGTTGGGTTTTCAATCAAACTGAATTCTTGATATTGTCCAAGTGTTATATTCATGTTCTTTATTTATAAAAACTAAAAAACCCCCGCATTGTATAACACGGGGGTCTAAAAACTAAACAAACTAATCTAATTGATGAAAACTAGATATTTTTAAAATCAGTATAATATTTATAAAGATGAATATATATGTTGTTTATTTTTTTCGCTAGATGTTTGTCTTGAACATATTCTTTTGCGCCTTCTTTGATTATTTTACCGCGTTTTAAGACATTTATTGTCACGGGTGGTCTTTTGCCTTTACGGACTGGCAAAACATCAATTGTGAAGTCGTTTTGAAAACACCAAGACATCGCGCGTTGTTCTAAAGTTTTACTTCTATCCATTGAACACATAATTTATCAACGGCGTGAAAGTATTGAAAAACCAAATGAAGAAAAATGTTAAGACGCAAAAAGTTAAAATTTGCAGTCCGTCAAAAATGTTTTGATGTAGCATTCTTCGTTTGTGTGTTTCTTGCCATTGTTTTGGTGAATAGAATGTTTTTTTTACGATTCCAGAATCGGACGTTGTGATTTCCACAATGCGTCCGTCTTCTAAAATTTTTATTTCTTGTTTTTCCATTTTAATATTCTTTAATTGAACCCTTGTCATCGCTTTGCATGAATTTTTTTCCAAATGCGATTTCCATTAATTTTTGTCTTTCGGATTCTGTTATTGTATTATTATTTAATTTTTTCATTAAGATTTGATATTCTCGGTGTTGATTCATGACATTCTTTTATTAGTTAATATGTCTTGAAGTTTCATATATAAATCTTTATGTAATTGAACAGATTCTTCGTCCCAAGTGTGTGCGATTTCTGTTTCATATAAAATAATACATAAATGTTCAAGTTCTTCGTCATTAACGCTTATTAAATGCGTTCTTTTGACTTTGACTGGTTTTTTGGTTGTTTTGATGTTCATGCGTTTAACATGCAAAAAATCTTTGTCAGATAGCGAATTCCACCAATCTTCAGAAACTTCTTCTTCACTCAATACAGTTGGATTTTCATAATCACAAAATCCAGAATCAAGTGCGGGATAAATAGTGTGTGTGAATTCGTCCAGAAAAGTTCCAACGCTTTCCAGATACGTCAATTGCGGGTTGTTTTTTAAAGATTTATTGACTTTGTCAGTAAAGTCGTTTGTCATAGTTCGGATATATAATTTACTCATTGTTTTAAATTTAAAGGGGGGAATTTCACCCCCCAGTTATTAATCAAGTTTCTAGTAATTAAGCGGATACATTTGTTGTCTTAAATATGACAATCTGTTCCAGTTTTCGTCTAGCTTTGCGAAGATGAATTTTATTCTTTCGCCAGTTGTCAATTTTTCTGTTATTTCTGCACGAAGTTCATAATTTTCATTTTCCAGTTCGTTTGATTCCTTCATGCATAAAATCCAGTTGTTTGCTTGTTGTAAGCCATGACCATTGTTTTCAAATCTTCTTAAGACAATGTGACCCTTTTTGATTTGGTATTGATTGTCTTCATGTTCAATAACTAGATAATAAGTTCCAGTTTGCGTCACGATTCTTGTGATTTCAGTTTCGTTAAATGTTTTAAATTTTTTCATTGTTTGTTGTTTTTATTGTTATTAATACCCTAATATTAACATTTTTGTTAATACGAAGCAAGAAAAAGATAAATTATTTTTGTTTTACAGATAAGAAAAGTGTCCCCACCGAAATTCAGTCGATCACCTAAAATTGCAGATCACAATCAGTAAATGTGATAAATTCCGCGATGTTTGTTCGTCATTTTGAAGCTGACCGCGTATCGTAGCGCGTCAAGTGAATGGTTGAATGCGTCACATGGCGTTTGCGACTTTTTTTCTAACCAGACATAATTGTTCAGTTCCTTAATCATGTCGGTCGATTCTGGGTCGATTATTAAGTCATAATCTTTCAACATAGATATTCCAAATGTGACACTTCCTTGTCCTTTGACGGCGGGAACTATATTGCAGTAAGACCTTAATTCATTTATCAATCTGGGTTCGCTAGAATCCGCGACAATTAGACCCCCACCCGCAATGCGTTTGTTTAGTTCGCCGATTTGCGATGTGGTCAAATGCGGTTTGTAATAATGCAATCGGACATAAATCTTTTGATTGTTGTCATCAATGTTTGCTTCAATCAATGTTGACGGGTCATTGCTGAATCCGAAATCTTGTCCAAACACTGATTTGCTGACATGTTGGAATTCGCCTATTGTCCAGTTGTCGAAAACTACTCCTTCCGCTTTGTCTAACCAACCACCAAGAATCTGGTGTTGATATTTGTTGGGTCTTCTTCGTTTTATCTTTTCAATGCTATTGATGTACGACTGTGACAAGTTGTCCAGATTGTCAAGATATGTTGTGTGAACATAAGTCACATCATTCTTTGTTGTGCATGTTCCTTCATTGACTGCATTGTCTTCAAAGAATCGTTTATATATCCAGTGTTCTTTTGTCGTAGGATTCAGAATCAGAATCACACGGTTATCAATACCGCGTTGTCTGACTGACATATCTATCTTGTCAAATGTTTCTTCGTCTGTTAGTTCTTCAGCTTCGTCCATTACCCAAGTTGTCAATCCTTGCAGTGATTTCAGATTCGCAGTTTGCAATCCAGAACTTGTTTTGATTCCTCGGAACAGTATCTTCGAACCCGTGTGAAGATTAGTGATTTCGTCTTTGGTAACATCAAACATGTGGTTCAAATCAAGCATGTCAATCTTTTCTTTAAATTCTGGAATGATTGAGATATGAGCTGACCGAAGTGTGTATCTGGTGAATAAGATTGTGTGTCCCCGTTCCATTGTTAAGTAAAGGATTGAGAATGCGACTGCAAATGACTTTCCAGAACCACGACCACCGCTGAACAAATAGTATCTGGATAGTTCGTCCCAAACCAGATATTTGTGATTGATTGTGACTTTAGCTTGTTTTGATTCCACGCATTAATTCTTTGAAGTCAACGGATATTCCTTCGCTTGAATTAATATCGACAGACGCGGTTGCTTTACCATATGCCGAATCCATTAATTGCTTATACGCTTGGACGTCACCTTTGTTTGCTTTTTTGATTAGTGCTAGTGTCATCAAATCTTCTTGTGTCAATTGTTCTTCAACTTGTGTAATTGGGTTGATAGAATCATTGTGTGTGTCAAGCCATTTTCGTGCGATTGTAGAACGGTTCAATGAACCCTTGGGTCTTCCACTAGGGTTGCCCGATTGTCCCTTCTTAAACGGTTTTAAATTGCTTTCGTTTGCCATTTGTGATGTGTGTGTTGTGTGTCGATAGATGTAAAAATTTTCACTGTATCTTCACTGTTTTTATATTTTTTAGTTCTTTTAAATAAAAACTTGATTTGATTCTTTTTGTTATTTAGAATTAAGATGAATTGAACAAGCGATATATTTCCAGTGCTTTCTTTAAATGTTTACAATAGTCATATGCGTATTTATAGTCATTGTTATTTATTGCGTCCATTATTAATTCGGTGTGTCGGATTATCGCGTCATAATCAACATTTATCTTCGGGATTTCTTTTTTGTTAGGCATAGTTAGTTTTAATTTATATTCCACATTGACCAGAATCACAATCGGTGAAATCGTTATCAAATAATTCGATTTGTGAATTCCATTTTATTATGTCTTTATACATTACGTCAGAACGCCATTTTGATGTGTCAGATTCTTGGTCTGCAAACCATTGCAATTTTTTCGGGTGTTTGTTTGACATCTTCTTTAATAATAACGGACTTCGCCACCAACAACCGACACAATTATTCATGTAAGCAAATTTGACGGGTTTATCAATCCAGAACTTTTCAATCGTGTCTTTATATACACCGTCTTTAATTAAAGGAAAAACTGGTTTGCGCCATTCGAAACTTTTCCAACGATTTGATGTTCCAGTTTTTGTTTTTCCAATAATAGATTTGAATTCGTCAATTCCGTTTTCATTTGCTTTGCTTAACAATTTATTTGCGCGTCTTTGCTCGTTTGCGCGAAAGCCGATTCGCATTTCCACCACCTGATCAACTTCTTTTTTCCACCAGTCAAAAATCGGTTGCAATTTCAATTCAGTTGTGCAAAATCTAGCCATTTTATTTGGCAAAAATCTGATTCCGCTTTTCTTGACAATTATTTCATCAAATGTTCTTCCAGACACCCAATGAATTTGTCTTCCATTGAATTGTTCTAGTTCCAGAATCGTTTGAATTATCACATCGTCTTCCAATGTCCCGATGAATTCTTTTCCAATTTTGTCAGACACAATTTGTCTAATTTTTTTGTCTGGATATAAACATTTTTTGTCGCTTGTTCTAACTAATGAAAACACATCATAATCGGCGGGATATATATTTGAAATATATGCCGAAGTTTTCCCGCCACTTATGGAATTGACTGTTTTCAATCTATATTTGAGTATATAAGTTTTTTTATTTTGTTTGGAAGTGTGTCAACTTGATATTTTAACACATCATATTTCATTTGCAGTTTTTCGAACCGTAATTCTAGGGGTTCAAGATCAGAATCGTTTGCAATCTTTGAATAAAGAACTTTGAACTTTGGTTCGTAGTTCATTAACATGGGGAATATGTTATTTAATGCATGTAAAACAGTAGCATGGTTTTTCCCTATGCTTTCACCTATTTCTTTTAATGTTTTGTGTGTCCTTTCACGGCACAATTTAAAATATATTGTTCTTGCATAAACATGTTCACGGTCACGATGTGGTGAAACAAGTTTTTTTCCAGTTTCTTTTTCAATTGTTAATTGAATCTTTTTCATTTCTTTCATTTGTAACATTTATTTTTATTTTTAAGTTATTTAATTCTTTTCTGTTGGTCAACCTCACTAAATTGACAAGATGAAAAAATTTCGCCCATTCCAGACCCAGTTTTATGCCTTCACATTCCAAATAAAGTTCTGCGCGTTCATAATGGGACAACATTTCTTCTATTTCGGTAAAACTTGCACCCTTTTCCAATTCGAAAAGTGCAATTCCGAAATATTCGTTAATAATATCATTTAATAGTCCACTTCCCAAAATCCAAGTTTCAAAATTCTATAACATTCAATAAATTTTTCCCTTGCTTTTGATTTATACACTTGTTTGAACAGTTTAAACACTTCTTTTGTGTACTGATAACGCGTTTTAGCGTGTTTTAAGACACTTTCAGCGCGTTTTTGTCCATATCCCTTCAAATAATTCACATTATCCGCAGAATCGCCGACAATCATTTGTTTATAAAAGTTGTGACGCGCCATTTCTGGCGTTACATCATAAACAACTTTATGTTTATGGTGATAATTGTAAATTAAAGCGGGGATTTGCATGTAATCTTTGTCAAGTGACACAATCATTACATTTTCACGACCGATTTCTTTTTGCAAACGATTCCACATGATTGCAATTAAGTCATCAGTTTCAAATCCATGCGCTTGTTTGATGTGATACATTTCACAAACCGCGTCAGACAGTTCGTCAAAAAAATCTGGTTTGCTTTTGTCCTTTCGATTTGCTTTATAAGTTTTTGAAAGTAACTTGCGATAATTTCCACGGGATTCTGCACAAGTCACAATTTTATCAACACCATAATGTTCGTCAAGTCGGTTTATAATTGCCATATACACTTCATCGAATTTTCCGACTGCTTCATCAAATGTTTCACATTGATAACATGATGAATAAATCAATGAATCTGCGTCAAATAAAAGTATCATAAAAAAATATTACCGTTATAACTTTGTTCTTTTTCCCTCATGTATTCGCCGACAATAGTTCTTGCGTGTCTAATACATAAACCAAATTCTTCGGCTAAATATGGAGCTGAACCAAACATGTTTGTCACCCCAGATTCACGCAATGCGTCCAAATAAATAAAATATTGTTCTTTCATTATACGTCTGTTAATTGGGTTAAACATTCAAGTTCGATTTCTTCAATCGTTTCACGATTCAACATTGACATTATTTCAATATCACTTCCGTTTAAATACATGTGATGTGCTTCAAATGTTGGGGGTGAATCGGGGTGGTGATAATCACCTTTTTCGCCTTCGCAAAAAAATCCTTGAACTTCAAGTTGAAGTCCGTTGTGGTCTAATAATAAAATTTCTTGTTTATACATGTTATTGTTTTTTAATTGTTCGGTTGCAAAATTAACAAAATTGTTCACATTTAAAATAATTCTTGTGTTTTTTCTGGAATCTGATCTTGAAAAATTGTCTTTTGTGCGCGATGTTTTTCTAATCTGTTCAATGCGTCTTGATAATATTCTGGACTTATTTCACAAGCGGTCAAATCAAAACCGAAGTCATGACATGCAATTGCAATTGTTCCAGAACCAAGATGTGTGTCCAGAATCTTGTCACCTTCCTTTGCATATTTAGACAAACAATATTTATATAAATACACGGGTTTCTGACATGGGTGTGTTCTGTTTTTTCTAGGCGCACGAACACGACAGATTTTTGGAACTTTAGAAAATGAAGTCCATGCAAGTTCATGCATTGAATAATTTAAATCACCTTGTTTTTTATCCCAGACCAACCAATCACGCGCGTCTGGTAACAATGAAGCAAAATAATTCGCACCCCAGATGATTTGATTCTGACTTACACGAAAAAGTTCTTTGAAATATTTTTCGGTGGGGACATTATCATTCCAATCTTTTTGTTTCATCATTCGACCCATTGGTCGTGAACCTTGCATTCTGTCACCTATTCCAAAAGGCACATCAACAATCGCAAGTTCAAAATGATTGTCTTTATATCTCGACATCAAATTCATGCAATCTTCGTTCGTAATATTTATCATAAATTCATTAGTTCATTAATACATGTGTGTCCACCTATCACAACGGCACAAGCAATCGCGGGTTTTTTACCACGCTTTGCATATGCCATGGCGTAAGAATCAAAATCAATTCCACAACCAACTTGACAACCAAACACTTTGAAGTTTTGACCAACAAAGAATTGCGTATAACATTGAGTGTGTAAATGTCCTTGAACGGTTGATTGCATATCGGCGCGACATTTCATGTGTGCCGTTCCACCTTCACCGTGAACATATTGAACGCCGTCAATAACTATGCGGTCAACAAATTTCCATGTAGGTGTTTCAAGTACATCTTTATATGCTTTTATCCATTTTCTTGGAACTGCGCTTGATTGTGCTTTACGCATAATTATTCGGTCATGGTTTCCAATTGTCACGGTTGCTTTTGGAAATGCTTGAAACCACCTTTTTATTCTTTTGATTGCCAAGTCAAGTTCGTCCGCACCGCCCAACGCCTCGGTGTCTGTTTCATGATAACTAGCATAATGATTGTCAATGACATCACCAATGAAAACAACTTGATTGCAATTGTGTTTTGCAAATGTTTGTTGACAATGGTCAAGGTAACCGTCCAAACAAAATGGTTCATGCAAATCACCAATCACCAGAACCCGTGATTGTTTCTTTGTTAAATTTTCATATGCAACACGCTTGTTGCCAGACAAACGCGGTCTAATTTGTTCATTCATATGTCTTCAATAAAATTAATAATTCAGTCACCAATGATTGAACACATGTCGCACATTGTGACATTTTCTTTTGTCTTTTAAATACTCGGTTGTAGATTTCTAAAAGTTTTTTTTGTTCTTCTGGCGAAACAACATTTCTTTTTTTCATTAAAAGAAGATTGTCTTTCAAATAATCATATTCATCTTCTTCCAGACATTTCGGAACATCATATTTAAATTTAGTGTTCAACACTTCTTGTCTAGCGTCACACCCGCAATCGCGTCCCGCTTTGTCAAATATATATTTCACCGCTTTGTCAATTCCTAATGCTGAAGTGACTTTTTTTATTGTGTCGCCAAGTCCACGCGGATTTTTTTCTTCAAAGTTTTTCTTAAATTTTTCGTAAGTCATTTCACTTTATTTAATTGTTCATGTTTCACAACCCATGCTTCACCATGTTGGAAACGCTTTAATGTTTTTAATTTATCAAATTCATTTCTTGAAATCCACCCAACAAATTCAACGACTGGAAGTTTTATCCATGCTAGAACATAGATTGTTCCTTTTGTCATATTGAATTGTCTTTTGGAAATAATCAAATCGGGTTTGAATTTTTTTTCAGTGCTTTTAATTTGAACGCCATTTTTAAAATCAACACCACCGTCACCACGACCGATTGTTTTTGTGTCAACCTTTTGACCCGTTACTTTTGCAAATGCAACTTCACCAATCGCACCGACAACATGTCTATGCCACGGCGGTTTGTTTGCAAAGAAATTTTTTGAATTCTTTGTGTCTTTGTGACCCATTGACGCAGACCTTTTTTTCCCAAGTTCTGTTGCAAATTCAATGTCTTTTTCTGTCAAAAAAACCATGAGTTGATCACCTTCTTTTTTATATTCTTTCATAATCTTCATTTAAATAATCAAGCCAATCTTCACCAAATTTTTCACGCATTTCTGTCTTGACTTTTTTTAATGTGTGAAATATATTGACCCATGAAATTTGTGTTTCTTTTGCCATTTTACGAATTGACATTCCACTGTCACGATATATTTCAAAAATCTTTTTGTCATACCAATGAAACGATTCAAGATGTTTGTCCATTTTCTGACACAACTTCCAGAATGCTTTTTCTTTTTCAATATCGTTTTCATTTAATTGTTTGAATGTTGTTGTGTTTTCATCTTTCGGCATTTTCTTTGACTTTTTATATTCATCATTATAAATGTTTCTAATAACAAAAAACATATATCCGCGGTGAACTTTGTCTTTGCGAATAAATTTGTTTGGGTCACCGTATTTCAACAAACGATAATATGCTTCTTGAACGATGTCTTCTGGATTCTTTGAACCAAGTGCAG